GGCCATAAGAAAGCAGGGACACTAGTAACTCCAAGACACGTTATAGGAGCCGCTCACTACGAGTATTCTGTTGGGTCAGTAGTTAGGTTTGTAGAGAAGGATGGTACAGTGCATGACCGCACCGTGACAGGAAAAGCTAGACACCCCAACTATAAACCTCACTATCCAGACTTAACAATCTACACTTTAGACAGTGACCTTCCCTCTACGATAACACCTTGCTTTGTAATGCCTAGTAATTACAAGAGTTATTTAGATAATAGATCTGGAATCAAGATTCCTTGCCTTGGTTTAGACCAAGAAGAAAAAGCTCTCATCATAGATTGGAGTGCTGGCGGTCGTATGCGAACACCTACAGATTCTAAAAGACGTATTTTCCATGAGAACAAAATTGGAGGTGACAGTGGCAATCCTGCATTTTTAGTTTTTGAGGGTGAGCTTGTGCTTGTGACTGTCTGGACATACGGCGGTGCAGGAGGTGGAACTCCTGTGGCAGATCATATTTCAGATATTAATGCCATGATTACTACCGCTGACACACAGGCAGGTGTATCGACAAACTATACAGTCACTGAAGCAGACTTTGATTCGATCAATAATTAAAAACAAATGATAACATTACCTATCAAGAAAGAAATTTACGATTACAGTAAAAAATTAGTAGAAGAAAATAATTTTGGGCAAAGAGGTAAAGATGATGGAAGTCCCAAAGAACAATTTATTGGGATACTTTCTGAAAATATGGTGAGGCAATATTTAGAGCTACCTTTGATTGAGCCTAAAGGATTTGATGGTGGTTATGATATAACGTATAAAGGCCAGAAGGCCGATATAAAGTCTATGAATAGAACTGTAGATCCCAAGCCTTTTTACATAAATAATGTTTTTGATGTCCAATTGAAACATAAATCAGATGCTTACATTTTTACTTCTTTGAATACCAAAAAGAAAAATCTTTCTATCTGTGGTTGGATTTCTAAAAAAGATTTCAAAAAGAGAGCATCGTTTTATCCGAAAGGGACGGTTCGAATGAGGGGTCGAGAGCCTTTTCCCTTAAGAGCAGATAATTGGGAAATAGAAAATAAAGATTTAAATGAATTTGGTTAAAAAATTACATGGAAATCACAATCGCAGGATATGGGTTCGTAGGTAAAGCTTACGAGAAATTAATTACTGATAAGAATCAAGAGTGTGGTGTTACAATAAGTGATCCAGCATTTCTTATACATGATAAAGGCATACCTCGCGATACAGATGCGGTTATTATTTGTGTCGCTACCCCCCGACAAGAAGACGGATCTTGTTACATGGGACATGTTAAAGAAGTAATTAAGGAGAGTCCAAATGTTCCCATCTTAATTAAAAGCACTATTTGTTTAGAAGGATGGAGGGAATTAAGCGATCTATTCCCTAACCACAATATAAGCTTTAGTCCAGAATTTTTAAGACAAGATTCTTGGATTGAAGATATTGATCGTATGCAGTCAATCCTTATTGGTGGTGATAGCTTCGAGTTCTGGTCAAATATATTTAGATCTATAGAATGTTTAGAGTCTGATCCAGAAGCATTAATAATGACAAAGTATGCTAAAAACAATTTCTTAGCGTTAAAGGTCTCGTTCTTTAATCAACTTTATGATTTATGTAATAAGATGAATATAGATTATGAAGAGGTCAGAAAACACACAACTGTTGATAATCGTATAGGAGAAAGCCATTCATTCGTTACAGATCGAAGAGGTTTCGGGGGTCATTGTTTTCCAAAAGATACTTCTGCATTAGTTAGAACATCAGAAAAGTATGGTAGATTTTTTAGTTTAATGCATGAGGCTATATCATACAATGAGTCTGTAAGAAAAAACTAATGACTTCATAATCATGCTTAATGGTGTAAATAATATTATGGATACCATTCTTCAACTAGTTCAAGATAACCCTTGGTTTGGTGTAGTGACTGCTGGAATCGCTTTCGCATCTGCAATCGCTGCTGCCACCCCTACCCCTAAAGAGGGGTCGATTTGGTCCAAAATCTATTCTATAATTGATTGGGCTGCTTTAAATATCGGGAAAGCCAAGCAGAAATAGTCTACGGGTTATTTTATAAATTAATCTCTAGACACCCCCTACCTTTTTGGTGGGGGGTTTTGCTGTATATTTACTTGATTTAAATTGATTAAACGCTACAATATAACTCATGATATCTAATAAAGCTAAAGGTTTGTCTGGTTTAAGCCATGTAGCTCATACAAAAAGATTAATGGATGAGTCTGTCAGGAGATACCATCACTCTTGTTTATCAGCAGGTTTGTCTATCAAGAAGACAGGAAAGGTTCAAGATATAGGGCATGTAGACTTTGTTGTGGAGGGTGAAACTGTAGACTTAAAAGGTTTAAAGAATTCCACAAGGGAAGGTAAGATTCTTCTAGAATTTTTAAATGTAGGTGGCAAAACTGGTTGGTGCAATGAGAGCGGCACTCCAGTATGGATTGCTTTCGATGTGGGAGCTTTCTTTTTGCATGTAAAAAACTCTGATTTGTATCAACTGGCAAAGAAAAAATGTGACTTAAGAGATACCGTGACTAAAGTTAATGAGTGTCTTTATAAAGGTTACAGGAGAAAAGGTAGGAAAGACTTGATGTCTATGGTCAACCTACAAGATGTATTTATCGCAGATTGCGAACATTGGATTCTGCCATATCAGGAGTATGATCTGCCTATAGATAGTGTTTAAAGGTCGTTTTTTTAGATTCTTGAAAAAATCTATTGACGAGGCTTCGATACTAAGTATAATCGACTCCATGCTGTTATGGATATTTATTATTATCGCCTGGATAGCCTTTATTCTATTTGTGTGCCGTCTTTTAGGGCTTAATGCAGAACAAGAACGCTTTATTGAGGAGCAGCAAAGAAAAAAAGAAAATAAATGAAAAAACACTTATATGAAATGCTTCATAGCGAAGCTATCGCAGACAGAAAGAAAGCGCTGCTTTCTCTTGATCTACTCTCTGACCATGCCGTGGGCATTGGCGATCATTCTACAGATGATTACTGGAAGAATGCGAGGCAAGCTCTGGAACTTTTGGTTGATGCAGATGACCGTTTGGATTGTCTTCGCAGGTATTTTCCAGAAGAACATACGTCTATTCTGTAAGCATGAATGTGATGCATGTTGAACATTACCATTAAAATGGACATGTCTAGACTTGAATCTTTTGTTTATTTAGCTTTTTTGTTTTATTTTTTTTATATGTTGACTAATTATTTTATATGGAATTAGAGGAATTTAACTTGTGCGAGGGAGCTATACAGTTTGATGGTCTAGATAATTGCATCATTGGGAGTGACCAAAGAGGGTTTCTTGTTTATTCTTATAAAAAAATGCTTGACTATTTTTCTAAGTCTGGCATGATTATGGAAGAAGCTGCTGAATACATTGAGTTTAATGTTGTTGGCATCAAACCTGATAACTATACAGTTGTTTATGATTTAATTTAAACACCAAAAAGAAAAATGAAAGTAACATATACTCCAACCAACCAAAAACAAATTGAGAAATACCTTAAAAAAGGCGACCCCACTTTATTGAACCCAACTGTTTCGATTGAACATCCTATGGATGATATGACTCTACCCGACTTCATGACACAGGCTATTTTTCCGATGCTTGTCGGCATGGGTTACAGTCAAGGGACAATCGCAAGAACTATTACGATTGACGATGACAATGATGGCTACAGTGATAACGAAGAATACGAAGAACAAGAGCTTACTGATTACTAAAAAATGAGAACAAAATTATTCCTAACTACATCACTACCGCTTTGGGCGCTCGCAACTTGGAGTTGCTTTAGAAGTCCAGAAGTCGAGACAGTCGTTCAAGAAAAGATTGTTTATCCAGAAAAAGTCGAGGCTTGTGTATCTCTCACTAAATTTCAACTAGAGAAGATGCTCGGGCATTTCAACGAGGACGATCATCCTTCTGAAATGAAGCGTTTTAAAAGTTTAGTTAAGAGAGAAGGAGACAGATGGAGAATCTCTTCGACTCACTTAGCCAAGGGAGCAGAAAAATATTCTCTTCCAGATGGTAACTTCTTTGTAGTCGATGCTTCCTTTATTGATTATCATGGAGACTTCAAGGATTGTATTACTTACGCTCACAGTTATAAAGACAATCACGAATATATCGTGTTATCAGCCAAGTAAAGTCGCAAATATAAGAAAACATGAACAAATTATTTAAAATATCATTCGTCTGTTTAATTCTATCTCTATTATTTAAATATGGAGTAGAGGCGTATGTTAATAGAGGTGCAGATTATCCAGAAGGCCCGACAGTAAATGGGGAGGAATTATTTGTTGATTACCCCGCTAATACATTTTATACTTCTGCAAATATGGAGGAAGACTCCTTATTTACAGGGATATCCGTTAGGTTCCATCCAAATGGCGAACTACTTGTGAAGGGTGGAATTAAAAACGGGAAACTTCATGGTCCGTTTGACGCATGGTATGCAAACGGACAAAAACAAATGTCTCTTATCTGGAAAAACGGAGAGAAGTTTCGCAGATTTAGAGCTTTTTTATCAAATGGTAATAGGATAGAGGGAGGGAATGAGCTAGGGAAAAAAGTTTTCTCTGGTGAAATAATTCTTGAGTAATACAATGTATTACAGATCAAATTATTCAAATAGAAATGAAATTTAATTACGCAAAATTAGGATATGGCTTATTTAGCCTAGCGGCAGGATTGACAGTGGGTTTGCTTTTGGCAATATTTGTTGGAATTTGTGCTTTTTTTAATTCTCTTGTCACATTTCCCTTGCATATCTACAAGCAATCCGTGGAATCTTATCAGGCTAGGAAGTTAAAGAAAATTTTTGGTGTTTCCAAAGACTTTCAACGCGCTGACTTTCAAGTCCCTGCTAAAGCAGAATCTATTTGGGATAAACATATCCGAAGAATGGAAGAGAAAAACAATAACAATAATAACAATTAATAAATAATGAAATCGTTTTACGAATTAAGTTTGTATGTCATAGGGTGGGCAGAAGAGAGAGGCATTTTCCATGAAGGAGATCCTTTAGCTCAATTAGATAAGACTCAAGAAGAGTTGGATGAAACAATAGAGGCAGTAAAGAATGATTTTCATGGCAATGATCATGCTGAAATAGCTGATGGTATTGGTGACATGCTTGTTACTATTATCATTGCTGCCAAAATGATGAATCTTGATCCTACTACTTGTCTGGAGCAAGCATACAACGAAATCAAAGATCGGAAGGGTAAAATGGTTGATGGTAAGTTTGTAAAAGAGAAATAAACATAATAAAAAACAACAAGTAATGAAATACATATTACTATCCGCAGGGATCGCAGCGGTCGCTATTTTAATTTATATTAAAAAGGAAAAAATTTCTTCTACGCATCTAGCGAGGAAACCAATTGAATGACCCAAGGGGAACTGTTTGGAGATTTTTACTCCATACCAGATGGAACAAGTTGTAGAAAATGCAGAGTTTGTAGTAAAGAGTTGCCTGATTCTGCATTTAGGCTAACAAGGCTTTTCAAGGGAAGAGACGAGGGTGCTTATTACAGAAGCGAATGTAGTAAATGTGAAGATACGGCTAATAAACAAAGATCAAAAGCTAGGGAAAACGCCCCACCAAAACCAGAAAGATGTGAGTGCTGTGGTAAGAAAGATATTGTGAGTTTATCAATTGGTGAAAAAAGATGTAGTAAAAATCAATTGTTAGTAGATCATTGTCACAAAACTGGAAACTTTAGAGGTTGGATTTGCAGAAATTGCAATCAAGGTATTGGTAAACTTGGTGATAATATCGAAGGTTTAAAAAGAGCTATAGAATATCTTAAAAAATGAAAACTAGAAGAAAATTCAAACGCAAAAAAAACAAAACAATCCCCGAAGACATAGGGGATTATGTTGCTTACAGTGAAGAATCAAGAACTGGGCTTGTTAATAAAGTTCATAGGTCTAGCAATTCTTTAGTAGGTCAAGAAGCTGGAGCCAGTAGTTCGGGATATTTTGTGCTTTGGTTTAGAAACAAATCTTATAAGAATCATAGAGTAATCTACTTTCTCTGCACGGGAATAGACCCAGAAGAAAAACAAGTCGATCATATAGATGGTAACAGATCAAACAATAAAATTTCAAATCTTAGGCTAGCTACCCATAAGCAAAACCAACATAATAAAAAAAGACTTAAAAACAATACTAGCGGGGTAACTGGCGTTCACTTTGAAAAGAAAACAGGAAAATGGGCTAGCCATGCAAATTTAATTGTATGTCGTAAAGTTCGTCTTGGTTTATTTAAAAGCTTTAATGAAGCTGTAGCTGTTCGCATAGTAGCAGAAAAAGATCCTAGATTCAACGATCAAGAATACAGGAACGACCATAACGATAAATACATACCTCCTCCAGAAATGCTAGACTGGGCCAAACAATATCTTGAAGATAAAATAGAGAGACTTAACTGGAATATTTAAAAAATGACAAGTAAAGAATTATTACAACTCCACGATGACACTTGCAATGCTTGCAAGGCGATCATGAAACAAAAAAATAGCGATTACACTGGTGGCAAAGGAGCAACTGATGTGTTCGCTAATTTTAATGCATCTAAAATGCTAGGCATCCACCCAGTTCAAGGGTTGTTGTTGCGTGTGATTGATAAGATCCAAAGAATCCGCTCATTCACTAACGATAAAGAACTATCTGTTCCAAATGAAACAGTAGAGGATGCTTGTGATGACATTGTAAATTATGCTATTCTAGCTAAAGCGATGTTGATGGAAGAAAGATCCCAGATCGAACAACCAGTTTCCAAATTACCGACTGGAGAAGAAGAGGTTCAAGCAGAGAAGCGTATGAATATTATCGGGCAAAACGGTAACGAAGGTCTTCATTATAAGCAGACTTATGCTGTCGGAGAAGGAGATATGCCGTGAAAAATGTTTGGAGGTTATGGGCAAAAGCATTAGGAGAAAAACAAGGTAAAGATCATGAAGCTGATTGTATAGCTTTCATTAGGACTGTAATTATTCTCCAAGCTGTTGTCTGTAACTTCTTTATTGTAGCTAATATTATAAAAAATTGGTAATGAATTCTGAAGAAAAACTAGCTTTAATTAAGAAGTCGGCAGAAAAAATCCGTCAGATCGATATAGATTCTAATCGAGAGAAGAAAAATATTTATAATTCTTTAAAAGAAGAAATAAATCCCAGCGCCACTTTAGAGACTTATCTTTGGGATTGCGTTGTTCTTGGTTTGAGGTTTTATGAATACGATATCGAAAAGATATTGAGAGAAG